GTCTGTCCGCAGGTGCCAGGCGAATGTAAAGACTGACTAAGCATGTAGTACCGAGGATGTAGGAATTTCGGACGCGGGTTCAACTCCCGCCAGCTCCACCAAATACACATGGACAGTGGCAGGACATTAGTTTTAAAAACAGCATGTTAGCCACTTAACCCGGACGGTGACCGGACACCAAAGGGACAAAAATGGATACGCAAAGGAGCCGCGGCTCCTGAGTGATAAGAAAGCCCGCTAATGTGGGCTTTTTTTTTGAAATTTACACGCCATTTAATTCCTACACCTTCATCAGATGTTTTATCTAAAGCTGTGCTTGTGATGTTGATTTCTGCATTTGATGCAGTTGCAGTACGGTAAAGTTTTGCAGACAATGTATTGTCTTGAAAGCGGAGCCATAATTTTGAACTCACTCACCTACAATGTTTACTGCGATGAATCCTGCCACCTACTGAATGATCACCTCAAAGTAATGGTTCTGGGTGCTTTATGGTGCCCTGATAACATTACAAAAAAAATTGGGCGTGATATTCGAGAAATCAAAGTTAAACACTCACTTAGCCCAGATTTTGAAATCAAATGGACGAAAGTTTCAGAATCTAAAGTTGAATTTTATCTTGATATCGTTGATTACTTTTTCGCTAACCAAGACCTTTGCTTTAGAGCCATTGTTGTCCCAGACAAAGACAAGCTCGATCATGAACGATTTCAACAAAATCACAACACCTTCTACTACAAGATGTTTTTTTATGTCCTTAAAAATATCATTACAAACAAAAACTTATATAACATCTATTTAGATATTAAGGACACTCTTGGTATAGAGAAAATTGAGAGACTTCGTCGCGTTCTTCATAATGACCGATACGAATTTGATCGAGAATCGATCAATAAAATCCAACATATCCGTTCTCATGAAGTTCAACAATTACAGATAGCAGACCTATTTATTGGTGCCTTAGGATACGTTCATCGTGGGCTTGCAACTAACCGCGGTAAAATGAAAGTTATCAATCGAATTAGGCATTATACACATCGCGAACTTTTGAAAAGCACTCTACCCACTGAAGGAAAATTTAATATTTTTGTGTGGGAGGCTCGTTAATGTTACGCATGCCTCCACAGCTCCCTTTTAATGGGGACTGGGGCTCTTACATCCAGGAAGTTTATGACTTCTTGATTAATGACGTTTTGCTGTCAGGACTTCGGTTTCGAGGTTTACCAGTTCGGCTAAGAAACGATCCTGAGTATCAAGGAAAGGAATTTGGCTTCTGGCATTTGACATCAGAGGGGAATACTGAAGAAGACAGAACCCCAGACCTTGAACGGTGTAAAAGGATACCCTGGATTGCTCATATGATCAGCCATAACACTCATCAAGACGTCTCTTGCTGGCCTGAAAGAAGGGGAGCGACAGAGGAATGGGTAATATGGAATGAGGTTGAAGATTATGTAGTAGTTTTGTCGGCCCGTAGAGATTACTGGCTTCTTAAAACAGCATACCTGGTAACCTATAACAGCAAGCGCCGTTCACTAAGACAAAGCCGGCAACGAGCTCTTGGAACATAAAAAGCTGAACCCGGTACACATTTCTATGTACCGGGTTCGATCGCTCTTTCTACACATGGTAGATGAGTGACATAAATGTAACGTAAACACGCAGTTTATGCAAGTGTGTCCTGTCACGATAATAACTACACTGCACTATCATGGGGTGTCAGGGGTCGGAGGTTCAAATCCTCTCGTGCCGACCAAAATTCCCTAAAAAAACCAACCCATTGCGGTTGGTTTTTTTATGCTTAAGATTTGGTGATGGTAAAAAGATGGCAAAATGATGGTAAAACCCCTGTCCAAACCCGGGACAAAGTCCCATTCTTGTAAGCCCTTATTCCCTAAACGTATCTTCTGAAATAAATTAAAGTCTCATTATAACTTCCTGAGCTTTGCTCGCGGGTGCGCACCCAACCCTTTTCTGTTTAGCGAACAACAAGTAGATCAGAAAACCGCGTAGTGTAGCGCGGCGAAAGCATATCTCTTTTCATCTGCCACTGCTACTGGATGCCCTACCCTGCTCGTTGAGCTTGTCCCTGAATGCCATCAGAGCGTCAAGGTCCACTATGTGCCAGAAGCGGACAGTGCTGAAAACTCACCAATTATATGATGTGGCGGGTAAGCTGATGCCAAGTGAAGGTACTGCCCCACTGATCGCCTTCCCACTCTTTCGTTAATTCAAACTCAAATTGAAGCGACACAACCTGCGTGGCAATATGAGTGCGAAAGGCTGCTGTAATGACAATGCTTGTGTGGAAAGCTTCTTCCACTCACTGAAAGTCGAATGTATCCACGATGAGCTCTTTATCAATCGGGAATAATGCGGACATCGCTGTTTAATTATAACGAGTGTGATGACAATCGCTGGCGTCGTCACAGCGCTTGTGGCGGTCTCAGCCCTGAAAAATTTGAAAACCAGAATCTCGCTTAGAGCGGTGTACACATTACGTGGGTAGGATCACTAACCTGTAATTTTAAAGCAGAGGAATGATGTCTAATTTTTATTTTAATCTTGCACTCTTTGGTGCCACCTCATCTATAGCAGATATGAGGATGCTTGCTGAGCAAACTGAGCACGCTCTAAACAACTCCATAGCTAACACTGAGGTAGTTGAGAGTGAGTACGAGGATGAGCATGAAGATGAGGAGGGTAACATCTATCAGTACACTCAGAAAGTCTACTCATGTGGTTCCTGTGTCAGTTATGAGGAAAGTGAAGTAAAAGCTCAACATGAGCACCTAATCACACAACTTACTCGCAGGTCAGCCTTCCTGACTATTTTTGGAATTTTTGAATATCACATGTCTGCCTGTAGAAATATTATGATTAGAGACACAGGCTATGATAGTAAAAAGATTTCAAGCGGAATTGTTGAAGGAACAGAAGAACTACTCAGAAAAGCCATTGGCAATCACAATGCTCCTGATTTAAAGCATCTCTCAGTGATACGAAATTTCTTTGCTCATAATGATGGAAAATATTATGAATATAAGGATGTTAAGAACAAACCTGATACTGAAAGAGATAAAAAGGAAAGGCGAACCCTTATAGCGTTCGAACAAGCTACAGCAGAATTTTCAGGGATTTATCTCAACGACTTTAACTCCATAACGATGGATAAAAGCTTCCTTCCTGAAGCGATTGATGTACTGGAAGCATTCGCAAAAACGTTATCAGACGCAATTACGCATTACGGAAATCATAAACTAAAGTCCACATCGCCTTAATGTTTGTGTAGGGCGGTTTTCTGTATCTGGCAGATGATGCGAAGCCGTCTGTGACTTACTCCCCGTTATTCATACAGAATGCTGTTAGTAATGTCCGCAGATCGCTCAAAGCGGACATAACTCAAATCATGATTGCTCACTATTTTACCCTCAGCAAATCCGAAAACCGCGTAGTGTACCGGGGTGATAGCATGTCTCTTTTCATCTGCCACTGCTGCTGGATACCCTGCCCCGCAAAAAACAAAGTCCCCTTTCCCCCCTTGGCGTTGAGCTGATCGAGAACCGCCATTAACTGCGCACTGTTGCGTCGCGGGGCCGCGTCGTCAAACAGGTTCAGCTGCGCCACGCCCTGACTGAAGAAATCGCCCAGCATCACGCCTGCTTTCTGGTACCGGTGGCCGTCCCGCCAGATGTTATCCAGGCAGCGCACCGCGGCGTTAATAATGTCCCGGGTGTCCTGGGTGGGTGTGAGGAGTTTTACAGACACGCTGTTGCCGTAGTACGGCTCGTTGATGGCGAAAGGCGAGGTTTTTACGAAAGCAGATATGTACCGGCAGAACTGGTGCTCACCACGCAGCTTCTCAGCAGCACGCGCAGCATGGCTGCAGATTGCCTGGTGCATCTGCTCGTATTCCGTTACCCGCTCACCGAACGAACGGGAGCAGACAATTTCCTGCTTGGCCGGCGCGAACTCCTCCAGTTCAAGACAGGGTTCGCCGCGCAGCTCCCGCACGGTTCGCTCGAGCACGACGTTAAAATGCTTCCGGATCACCCAGGTCGAGGTGTCAGCCAGCTGGCAGGCGTTAGTGATACCCATGGCGTTCAGCTTTTTGCTGATGCGCCGCCCCACTCCCCAGACGTCTTCCACGGGCACGATGGACATCAGCCGGCGCTGGCGATCGACATTCGACAAATCGACTACGCCACCGGTCTGCCGCTGCCATTTCTTCGCGGCGTGGTTCGCCAGCTTTGCCAGGGTTTTGGTCTGGGCGATGCCGACGCCCACGGTGAGATGGGTATTCTGTAAAACCGTGGCGCGGATTTCCTTCCCAAAGTCCTCCAGGTTCCGGCAGTTACGCACGCCGGTGAGATCGCAAAACGCCTCATCAATGGAATAAATTTCGACGCGGGGGCTCATGATTTCCAGCGTCGTCATCACCCGGTTCGACATATCCGCGTACAGCTCATAGTTGCTGGAGAACGTGGCCACGTTATAGCGCCGGAATAAATCGCGCTGCTTAAAGAACGGCTCACCCATCGTTATGCCGATTTCTTTGGCCTCGGCGC